GAATCAGTCTTGACACCCCTCTTTTTTCTTGTTATACTATATGAATGTATGAGGAATTTATGTCAATTAAATTAGCACTTCTTAAATCAGGAGAAGAAGTGATTGCCGATATTAAAGAGATTGTGAATGAAGAAGAAAAAATAGTTTCTCTTTTATTTTCAAATCCATATGTTGTTAAACTGATCACTCCACAAATTTTAGTTGAAGAATTATCTGAATCGCCAGAGATGGAATATAAAGTTTCCTTTTCTTCTTGGTTGCCATTATCTCTAGAAAAGGATATTGTGGTTAGGACTGATTGGGTGGTTTCAATTGTAGAACCAGTAGAAATGGTAAAAAAATCTTATGAGGAAAAATTTAATGGAAGAGGAAATGACATTGCCGATGGACGAACAAGTGGAGGAAACGACAATTCAGGTATTGATCTTAACGAATCAATTAGTTTTAATCAGTGAAGTGAGGGAAGTTTTAGCTGACATTGGACAACCTGATTGTTTATTAATTAAACCTTTCCAAATTAAAGGAATTTCTGGAGACAATTATCTAGTACCTTGGTTGTTTGGTGATTATACAGATGAAAAAGAAATTTCTTTGAGTTCCGATAAAATTTTAACATTGGTAGATCCAAAAAAAGATTTACTTGAAGAATATTTAATACTTTCAAAATGAGGATATATGCGTTTTTATACATCAGTTTATGAGAAATTTAATAAAATTTATGTGCGTGGGTATGAAGACGGAAAGTATTTTGAATCAATAGAAGATTTTTATCCTACCTTTTTTGTCTCCTCAAAAAAGGAAAGTAAGTATAAAACTTTAAGTGGAGAATCAGTAGAACCGATTCGACCTGGAAAAATATCGGATTGTAAAGATTTTCTTCGAAAATATTCAAATATTGATGGATTTTCTGTGTATGGAAATGATAATTATAAAGCACAATATATTTCCCAAACATATCCAGAAGATGAAATTGAGTTTGATATTAAGAAAATTCGCCTCGTAACAATTGATATTGAGGTTGCCTCCGAGAATGGATTTCCAAATGTATTTGATTGTGCGGAAGAACTTTTGGCAATCACACTACAAAACTATGCAACAAAGAAACTGGTGTGTTTTGCTTCTCGTCCCTACATTAATACTCGTAGGGATGTTGAATATATTGAGTGTAGGGATGAAATTGATTTAATCCAACACTTTCTCGGATTTTGGGAAAAAGAAACTCCTGATGTGATTACAGGATGGAACTGCGAATTGTATGATATTCCTTATATTGCTGGAAGAATTGAAAGGATTTTAGGGGAGAAAGAAGCATATCGTCTTTCTCCTTGGGGAAACATTCGCAGAAAAGAACTTGTAATTAAAGGAAGAGAGCAAATCTCTTATGAAATTGCTGGGATTTCTGTGATTGATTATCTTGATCTTTATAAGAAATTTACTTATAAGGCACAGGAATCTTATCGTCTAGACCATATTGCAAGTGTGGAATTGGGACAACAGAAATTGGACCACTCTGAGTTTGAGACATTTAAAGATTTTTACACAAAAGATTGGCAGAAGTTTATTGATTATAATATCCGAGACGTAGAGCTTGTGGATCAATTGGAAGATAAAATGAAGTTGATTGAACTTTGTTTTACGATGGCGTATGACGCAAAAGTAAATTTCAACGATGTTTTCTATCAAGTGAGAACTTGGGATGCTATCATTTATAATTATTTGAAAAAGAGGAATATTGTTATTCCCCCCAAAGATCATTCTGAAAAGAGTGATAAATTTGCTGGTGCATATGTAAAAGATCCAATTCCAGGAAAGTATGATTGGGTGGTGAACTTTGACCTTAACAGCCTATACCCTCACCTGATTATGCAATACAGTGTAAGCCCCGAAACACTTGTTGAAAAGCACGAACTTAATAATCGCATTGCAGAATTGGAGAGTAACGGTAGAAATAGTGAGCAATTAGAGGCACTTAAACAGGTAAGAGAACTTTCTAGTAAAATAAATGTTGATAAACTTTTAAATAAAAATTTAGATTTAACGCCACTAAAAAAAGTAAACTTAACTATGACTGCAAATGGAGCACTATATCATAGAGTGAAAGGTATGCTTCCATCACTAATGGAAAAAATGTATAACGACCGCGTTATTTTTAAGAAAAAAATGATTGAGGAAAAGAGAAAATTGGAAAAAATTGAGTCTGAAATGAAATTAAGAAAACTATTATAAATAGTACTGTGGGAAACTAGTATTTTAGATGTATTATTTTATTTACAAAACAACTAACAAATTAAATCAAAAATATTATTATGGAGCACACTCTACTAATAATATTGATGATGGATATTTGGGGTCGGGAGTTGCTTTAAAAAAAGCAATAATAAAGTATGGTAAGGAAAATTTTTATAGAGAAATTGTAGAATTTTGTAATGATGAGATTGAAATGTACTTAAAAGAAGAAATTATCTTAAACCAGCATTATCAAAAAGAAGAGTGCTATAATATGAATGTTGGTGGGAAGGGTGGTTGGAATTATGTAAATTCTAGTGGAATATGTAAAGGTAATAATAATCCTATGAAAAAATCATTAGATGTTAGAAAGAAAGTTTCTGAATCACAAAAAAAACTTAAAGCTGGGAATCCAAAGTATGTAAAAATAGCAAGGGAAAATCTTATAAAGGCACTTAAATCAAATACTGGTAAGAAACGACCAGAACATTCAAATTTTATGAAAAATTGGGCATCAGGATATTGGAAAGAAAATAAAGAATATCTTAGAGATTGCTTGTCCTCAAATTTTAAAATTATTTCTCCAATCGGGGAAGAATATATTACTAATAGATTGCAGGAGTGGTGTAAAGAAAATAATTTACCTTATACCACACTTTGGGTTAGTAGCAATAAAAATGGTAAAGTAATTACAAAAGGTAAAGCAAAGGGGTGGAAATGTGAACTTATCTAAATTATCTGATTCTCAATTAAAAGAATTGCGGGAAAAAACCATAAAGGAGATTTCTAGATGTAATAATATTCAAATGGCAAAAAAAATTGCTTTGAATTCTGCCTATGGTTCCTGTGGAAATCAGTATTTCAGGTATTATAAACTAGCAAATGCCGAAGCAATTACAATGTCTGGACAAGTTTCCATTCGTTGGATTGAAAGCAAAATGAACTTATACTTGAATAGAATTCTTAAAACTGATGATATTGATTATGTGATTGCTTCTGATACAGATTCTATCTATCTCAACTTGGGTCCATTGGTTGATAAAATCTACAGTGGAAAGAAAAAAAATACTAAGAGCATTGTTTCATTTCTTGATAATCTTTGTAAAGTTGAACTTGAAAAATATATAGATGGTTGTTATCAAGAGCTGGCAGAATATGTAAATGCATATGACCAAAAGATGCAAATGAAACGTGAGAATATCGCGGAACGTGGAATTTGGACTGCCAAAAAACGATACATCTTAAATGTCTGGGATAGTGAAGGTGTTCGTTATGAAGAACCTAAACTTAAAATAACAGGCATTGAAGCTGTTAAATCTTCAACTCCTGCACCTTGTCGCCAAATGATTAAAGATGCACTCAAAATAGTGATGACAAAAACAGAAGATGATCTAATTTCTTTCATATCAGATTCACGAAAAATATTCAACGCACTTCCGGCTGAAGACATATCATTTCCAAGAACAGTTTCTGACGTAAATAAATATAAATCTTCTGCAACTCTTTATATTAAAGGAACTCCAATTCACGCAAGAGGAGCAATTCTTTATAATCATTTGACTAAAGAAAAAAAATTAGATAGGAAGTATGCAAAAATTCAAAATGGAGAGAAGATTAAATTTTGTTATTTGAAACTCCCAAATCCAATTCACGAAAATGTTATTTCTTATATTCAACAATTTCCAAAGGAATTTGGGCTGGACAAATATATCGATTATGACTTACAATTTGAGAAAGCATTTTTGGAGCCAATGAAAGTAATTTTGGATTCAATTGGTTGGAGAACAGAAAAAACGGTAACACTTGACTCATTTTTTATATAGGAGGTAAAATGGCAGATTCTAAATTAAATTTTTTGCAGGATATTGTAAAAGAAATTGGCGGAGAGTATACACAACTTGCATCAGATATTGACGAAACTGAAACGTATGTGGACACTGGTAGTTACATATTCAATGCTCTTGTTAGTGGGAGCATCTTTGGTGGGGTATCTGGCAATAAAATTACTGCAATTGCGGGCGAATCAAGTACTGGAAAAACTTTCTTCAGTTTGGCAGTCGTTAAGAATTTTCTTGATGATAATCCTACTGGATATTGTTTGTATTTTGATACTGAAGCTGCAATCACTAGATCCTTATTGGAGAGCAGAAAGATTGACACAACTCGTCTGGTGGTTGTCAATGTTGTGACCGTAGAAGAGTTTCGCGGAAAGGCACTGAAAGCAGTTGACCTGTATATGAAGAAGGCAGAGGGGGATCGTAATCCTTGTATGTTTGTGTTAGACTCTTTGGGGATGCTTTCCACTAGTAAGGAGATCAACGATGCTCTGAACGACAAGGAGGTTAGGGATATGACCAAATCCCAACTCATTAAAGGTGCATTCCGTATGCTTACTTTAAAACTAGGTCAGGCAAATATTCCAATGATCGTGACGAATCACTTATATTCTGTTGTGGGATCTTATGTTCCAACACAAGAACAATCTGGAGGAAGTGGATTGAAGTATGCAGCTTCTTCTATAGTTTATCTTTCCAAAAAGAAAGAAAAAGATGGAACGGAAGTTATTGGTAACATTATTAAATCAAAATTAGTCAAATCTCGTTTAAGTAAAGAAAATCAAGAAGTAGAAATACGACTTTATTATGATGAAAGAGGTCTTGATAAGTATTATGGTCTATTGGAACTTGGAGAGATTGGTGGATTGTGGAAAAATACTGCTGGTAGATATGAAATGGATGGAAAAAAAATATATGGAAAGGAAATATTAAAAAATCCAGAACAATATTTTACACCTCAAGTATTACAAGCACTTGATGAAATTGCTAGACAAAAATTTTCTTATGGAAAATGATATAAATAAGTATGGTTACTAACCATAC